ATATACTTTATTAGTGGAACTATCTTAGGTGCAACGGTTCACCACATCGCCACGAGACTAGGAGCAAGTACGGTCACAAAGGGGATTGAATTTATAACCGAACCTTCTCCCATCGCAGATGGGCAAGACACAGCATTAGAGCAACTTATAGATGAAAACTCCTATAACTACGACACCTACTCAGATTACATCGATGGACTAGAACAGATAGACGATTTAGATGAGAACGACCTACTTATAATAGAGGACATACCATCAGGAGAAAAGAATTAAGCTAGGTAGATTAGATAGAGCAATAGTATATGGGCTCACAAGAGTTAAAAGAATTAGAGCGGTCATGGACGGTGCTGTAGGCACAGCGTACGACCAAGGCTACAAGGCGGGAATGTATCAGGGTGCGAAGACTCACGGCAAGAAGCACGCCAATAAGGTTAAGAAGGCTATAAAGAATGCCTACACCAAGAAGAACACAAACTTAGAGGCCTAGGATGGATATTATAGAGAAGAACGGCAAGATGGTGAAGCGTAACCTCACAAAGGAGGAAAGGCAAGATATACTAGCCAAAAACCAGCCTAAAAGGGCAGATAACGGGCAACTATTGAAGGGCCAGTCCTCTAATCCTGCTGGTAGACCTAAGAAAGACCACACTATAGTAGATATCTTCAGGGAACACGAGGGTGCAAAGCTACTCATAGAGAAGCTATACACGGTAGCATCGACACTGGGTACCGATGAGGTAGATAAGGATGCACTAGCATCAGCCAAGCTTATCATTGAACGTATAGTCCCATCACTCAAGGCAAGTGAGATACGTGTAGACTCTGATGGTGGCGATAACATGGTGTACCTCCCAAGCCAGACAGATATAGAGGATGCCGAGTAGGTGTATGGGTACCACAATAGAACCACGGCTCTCGAGGATGAACGCTACGGAGCGATTGACGTAGAATGGTACACGACTCCCATAGTAGCGGTACGGGTCCAGTATAGTCACGTGATTGTGATTAAGTGAAACGGGCCGACCATGGTGGAGTGATGATATATATGCATAATGGCTCTATTTTGGGTTATTACACTAATTTTTTAAAAGGATATTAAGATGGCAAATATTATAGGCAAGCTAAAAGAGAAGAGAAAAAAAAATAAGAAATCAGACGCTATTGTGGATTACAACTTGCAACTTCAACCTCCTAGTGATAAAGAGTCAATAGAAGCTAAAAAAGCTAGAGCTGATAGGGTTTGGAAATCTGCAAAGAAAGCTGGGGTGAGTCAGAGCGATAGACCTTCAATATATGGTGAGAAACCATTAACAACCGTTCCGGGAGATACTAGACATAGGGTAGTTAGGGGGGTTGAAAGTGTATTTAGAGGTGATGCAGGCGGTCCACAAAATATTACGGATATTGTTAAGGCAGTGAGTGAAAGAAAGAAGTATCGCCGAAATATTAAGAAGAAAAAATAATTTTTTAAAAGGTTAATTATGGACACTAAAAAGAAAAGAGACCCCAATTACTATTACGATAAGGATGGTAATAAGATGTACCCAGTTGCTGGTGGGTATATGAGAAAGCCCATTGGAGGCTCGTTGACAGATATGCTTAATAAGTTTAACGCAAAAGAAAAGGCTACCATGGACTCCCTAAAGAGTGTGGAGGCTAAAAAATTAAAGAAGAGAATGAAGCTACAGCGTATAGCTTCTAAGAAAAAATAATTTTTGAATGATGCTCTCTGGGCCCCACATAAGGGTCAACAGACACTCGCTCTTTCGATAAATGAGCAAACCTATGAAATTTTATATGGTGGTGCTAGGGGTGGTGGTAAAACAGATGCGGGTATTGTATGGTTGCTTAAGGGGGTTCATGACCCTAATTTTGTTGGCATGTGTATTCGTAGGAACCACTCTGACCTTCGTAACTGGATTGACAGGGCCATTATGCTCTATCCCAATGCAACGGTTACTGGAAAGCCAACAGTTTTTAAATTCCCAAGCGGGGCTAAAATATACACGGGGCATCTCAAAGATGCGAACGCCTACGCACAGTTCCAAGGATGGGAAATCCACAGGCTCTTAATTGAGGAGGTGGGTCAAATTCCAACTGAGGAAAGCTATTTGAAATTAGTATCATCGGTTAGAAGTACATGCGACATTAAGCCACAGGTATTTCTTACGTGTAACCCGGGTGGTGCGGGACATCAGTGGATAAAGAAACGCTTCCAGATTGGTAGAACGGAGTCCAATAAGGCCTTCAAGGACCCAATTAGTGGAAGACGCAGGGTATTTATCCCAGCAACCATTGATGATAACCCTACACTATCTAAGGCTGACCCTGAGTATGTGAGGTTCTTAGACTCGCTACCAGAGCCCTTGAGGAGTGCGTGGAGATACGGTGACTTCGATGTGTTCGCAGGACAGTATTTTGCAGAGTGGGAACCGCAGACTCATATTATTGACAAAGAGAAATCCGTTAAACTAGGATTTGGTCGACCGGAAAACTATAAGTATATCGGGATTGATTGGGGTCATTCAGCTCCTTTCTGTGCAGTATGGGTAGAGGTTACCCCTAAGGGTAGAGTAATGGCTTACAGGGAGCTTTACGGGACTGAGAAGCATCCTATGGAATGGGGTGAGCTTATTGCGAAGCATTGTCAGGGCGAGGAAATAACCATGTCCCTAGGAGACCCAAGTATGTGGGCTCGAAATCCAATGTCGTGGCGAAAACCAGAGACAGCAATGTATACTGATAGTTCTATTGCGAATGCACTTATAGGGAATTTTAATACACCCCTAGTGCCAAATTTGAATCCGGCTAATAATGACCGTATCAATGGGTGGATGAATTTGTCGCAGAAGATGCACTGGAATGAGACAACGGTACCGGACTTCTATGTTTTAAATGGAAGCTGTCCTAATCTAATAAGGACTATACCGGATATGATATTTGATGAAAAGCGTCCTGAGGACCTAGATACGACCCTCGAGGACCACGCTTTAGATGCTCTGAGATATGCCCTAACGCATGTGCAGACACCTACGAAAATTGAAGCTAAGTCTAAGAGCCAGCTTGACTATGAAAAATTATTAAATCCGGACCCAGAAGGCTGGAACTATACATGGAGCTAGTATGTCAAAAGTAAAGAAAACACATAGAATGCCTGATGGAACTATTATGGCTGGAGCATCACATCCAAAGGCTTTAATAAAAAAATTAAAAGATAAAAAGGGTAAGGGGACCTCTCCAAAAAAGGGTGCCTACTAAAATATGAGTAAAGAATACCCAGATATTAATATGGAAGACTACGCAAGCAACGATGAGCTTGTTATTAATAAATTTGAGAAGATGTTCCAATCCTGCAAGGAAGCTCGCAAGGGTCGTATTCCTAGATGGAGACGTAATGAGGAACTCTACGCAGGGGAAATGCTTAAACCCTTTAATTTACCTAAGTATAAGACCCGTATTGAACCAAATATTATACATTCTGTTATTGAGACTATGTATGCTATTCTAACGGATAGGCCTCCTAAGGTTGATATTATGCCTAAGACCGAGGAGCAGGTGCAGTCAGCGAGAACCTCACAGGAGACAGTTGAGTTTGTTCTTGAGCAGGCTAAATTCCAGCGTGCCGTAGCAATGATGAAGCGTGATGGACTTATATATGGTAATGGTTTTGTGAAGTTTAGTATGCAGGATGGTGACCTAAGTGTAACCGTTCCTGATGTTTATACAGTATTTATAGACCCCCTAGCTACAAACCTACAGGATGCTAAGTGTGTTGTTTTTGCAACTCCAGCTTATGTAGGGGATATAAAGGATACCTATGGCAAAACTGTAGGTGCTGAGGGTAAGATGAATGAGTATCGCTCCTTTATTAAAAGTTCCGAAGGATACGCAACAGACTCAGTTAATTTAAGCGACCTAGATACGCAGTCACCAATGGACAAGCCTGAGTCATCAGACTATCGTGGTGGGCAAACCTTACTTAAGGAAGCCTTTTATAAAACGCCCGAGGGATGGCGTTTAGCTACTTGGGCCGGCAAAACCATGCTTCAGGACACAGAGAGTCCATTTGACTTTCTTCCATTAATTATGTTTCAAAATTACCAAAACGCCCATACTATATGGGGTAAAGGTGAGCCAGAGGTTATTGAGAGCCTCGTTGTGGGTAGTGCCATCGCTATGTCTCAAGGAATGGATAATTTAATTTACCACGGTAACCCAGCAATAGTGATGTCGAAATCTCTTGCAAAAAGTCAAGGGAATAGGCCATCCGATAAGCCGGGACAGGTATTTTATGTGAATGGTCCACACGAGCGAATAGAGAGACTGTCGGCTGGCAATATCTCCTCTTCAACACTACCTATGGCTCAAAGTATGATACAGCTTGCTGATACGGTGTCTGGTGTGCACGATATCACACAAGGTAGAAACCCATCTGGAGTGACGGCCTCCAGAGCCATTCAGCAATTACAGGAAGCTTCTCAGCAGGTTATACGTGCTAAGGAACGTGAGGTTGGAACCGATGCTATCATTGATGCATATAAAATAGCACTTAAAATGCTTGCACAGAACTACTCAAAAATTATCCCCATAAGACAACCTTCTGAGGATGGTAGTGGCTATGAGTTTAAGCATGTGGCTCCATACGACCTAGACTACGATATGGACTTCAAATATGTGCCGGGCTCATCTCTTCCTGAATCAAGAGGGGCAAGATTCGACCAAGCTATTGACCTAATTAAGATGGGTCTGATTGACAACGAGCAATTCTGGAGATGGACTCAAAAAG